TACTCTTTACTCACGGTGGTTCGCTCCTTCTCTTGATGAGTTTCCAACCCAATTCTAACCGAATTGGGCGGAGTCGAGCCACCGGCTTCTTCCTAACTTTCAACTAAACCTGGGACATGCTCCTGCTTCAAATGGCGGGACGGTTCGTGGATTGCGCTATCGAGAGTGCCATAAGTGGCGGGACTCGCGGATACCTTCTGTCAGTCGCCAAGAGCGAAAAAAACGATGCGTGATGGGTTTGCTCAACTAAAAGCAGGGGCAGTCGGAACTGACGGGCTGGATCACACTTACGCCACGCTTCGCAGTGTGAACGGTTTCTACCGAACCAGGTACTCACTGGCTCGATTGCGCGAGATGGCTCAGATCGTCTTCGACTCCGTTTCATCCCACGGTTGGTGGCATATCGATCCGCCCGATCTTTTGCATTGCGCTAAGACCGAAGCTGAGCCGGTCCCGTCTTTCATCTGCAAAACGCTCCATCACATTTCCGGTTCGGGCTTGCACCATCCATACTCACTACTGAGCAAATGGATGCATTTCTGCTTTCCTGAAAGCTTTGTCATCTACGATTGGCAAGTGGCGTCGTCTGTCCAGACCTGGAGCTACTTCGTGTTTCCGTTGGAAGACGACCGCTCCGCAGAGTTTGCCGCAGGCCAAATTGCCCAGCCGGACGGCACAGGTTACAGTGGTTTGGTGAATTTCTACAGGCTCTGTTGGCAGGCTGCCAGTAGCGATCAACAAGAGTCTCTCCAGACTGCGGCGCAGCAATTGAGCAGCGCCATTGATTCACACGTGAGCGTCATTGATGTGATCGACAAGACACTCTGGGATGCCAACGGCGATCCACGGAAGATGGGCTTGCTAACGCATAGCAATCCTCCCTCAAGCAAAACGGCCTGCATGGTATCAGCAGCAGTTCCAGGCGGCAAGCTACTGTGAGCAAGCCGCGTCTTTACCTCGATATCACGATAGAGGATCTCACACACCTAAGAGACCTGGGGTTGATCGAGCACGAGGACTTCTTTGCGAGGAACGACAGGCGAGGAAAGGGCTATCTGCGGAGAGCCTACTACGACGAGTTGATAGCCATCTGTCTGTGCCAGAATGCTGCCACCCAGTGCATCGATCCCAACCACGGATTCGGGGACTTCGACGTATGGCTGTTCTACCAAGATTCGCCTGATATTAGCTTTCCCTATCGTGCTTACCCGAAAACAGGGAAGCCCCAGTTCAAGGGAACATACGTCGATTTCCTCAAGCGCAGTATCCCCGCGAAGTTCACGGTCCGTTCCGACAATGTCAGCGGGGCGGTAGTGAGCTACCTAACGGAGCAAAGGACCAAAACACAGAAGATGCTGTTATGCAACGCAATTGTCGGGCTGCACCCGGAAGAGATCTTCGGTATGGTGGTCTGGGGAGGAAAGCTCGGGGCAGTGCAATCAATGAGCGTGAGCGATATGCGCGATCACGTCAGGTTACACTTCTGATCCCGCCTCTCCGCAATCGCGACATGGACAAGTGTTACTCCGCAACATGGTCTGCGCCTGCCGGATCATCCCAGCAGCCTCATTTCAACGTGCTCTACCGATGGTATTCTGAGCACCATCCCCACCCTAAGCTCCAGCGGAAAGAAGATATCGTTATAGTCGCAGATGACCCACCAGAGGTCGGCGCGGCCGAGGTAGCGGTAGGCGATGAGGTCGATCCGGTCGCCCTCGACAACGGTGTGAAATACATCATCCGGTCGGGGCGTTGTGTCTATTCGCTGCCTGTCACCTATGAACTCTTGGTCGCCATCGACATATAGAACGCACGCCGCATATCTCGAATCCGGCCCTATCACCTTCGCACCTCCGTGTAGTCCACGGACTTCTGCACTATCTCCTCAAGCGTCAACTCCACCTCCGCGTGCTGCGGGAGAAGGTTGTCCTTGTCGAACATGTGGAAGTAACGAGTCCTGGCCTGCCGCACAACGCAGAGCGTGCCTGGATACAGATCGCCGAAGAAGAAAAGGACCTTGTGCGGCGCGTTCTTGAGCATCGTCTTCTCGTGCTGCGGGTAGAGGAGTGACTGCAGCCACGCGACCTTCTCCTTGGACCGGGCCTTTGAAAAACGAGATCTTGAATGCGATTCTCCGCGCTTCACCCGCCACGTACTGATAGCGAGGGTGACTCATGCCCGGAACCTTGATCGTCGCGAAGTCCGTGCTCTTCTCGTCCGTGATCTCGTCTGGGTTATACTGGAACTCCAGCGACTCGCGGGTCACGACATCCACGATATAGCCCGTCGTCTTCTTCAGGTCAGCGCGCATGGACGTACCTCGCGAAGCTCGATCACCGGCTTGCCGAGAGCCTTGGCATGTTCCAACTCACGACGCATACCGTCGGATATGCCCTCTCCCGTGAAGACCCAGACCTCGTCGCAGGTCTCCATGAACCGCAATCCAAGCGTGATACCGAGATCGCGCTGCGCCGGATCGTCCTCGTCGAGAAACCTTGTGTAGAGAAGGTGAGGAGCGAACGGAGCGCAGCCCGCCTCGATAGCGATCCGGCAGAGAGCCGAGGCAACCCGGACGTTGTGCTCAATGTTCCCGATGTATCTGCTGCAGATGAACACCCGTGTCGCCTCACTCTGATTCATAGTTCCTGACCTTTCTCTCCCTCATGTCTTTGTAGACCGCTTGGGCGATCTTCCGTCCATCGAGCGTAGTTGTGACCGAGACTTCAATGGGCCGATCCGCGATACCGTCGAGCTTCGCCAGTATCGCTTCAAGCAGCGGACGGGCATCCTCCGATCCGAGCCCGGCCATGCCCGCTCTAGCTTCAGGTCCCAGCGCGCCACGCGTGACAGCCAGAAGGCGCGAGCGTTCGGAGGGACGAGCAACGCCCGAAGTGTCCACGATCCTCTGCGCGGTGACGGCTGGAGCGGCAAGCTCCGGCAGTGTCCCCGCGACGCTTGGAGTCAGGGCCAGCGTGCCTGCCAGGGCGGTCGGAATGACCGCCGACCTGCCCATCTGTCTGGCAAACCCGAAAGCTTGCTGGAAAGCCCGCGCCGGCAGCTTCGACGCTCCCGCGATCCCGGAACTGAACGCTTCCAGCATCGCCGCGCCGCTCCTGGTCAGAGTCGACAGCGGGCCCTCCTTGGCATCCGAGAACGGCAAGAGCCGTCTGAGCCGGGAGAGCACGGACTTTGCTGCTTCGTAAGGCACGGACACGGCCGAGCGAATGCCCGACGCTATCGTAGTCATCATCGAGCGACCACTAGCGAAGGCGCTTGCCACCAGGCTCCTTGTGCCGGAGAGGATCGAGGAGAACGCGCTTGATGCCGCGCCGCGAACGGTAGACCACGCCGACGAAGCGAATCCCACGAGGCTCGCAAACGGCGACCGCAGCCAGCCAATCGCGGATGTCGCCATTGAGCGAATACCTGACCACGCCGATGATGCAAATCCCGTGACCCGCGACCATGAAGATCCGGCGACTCCGGCAAGCCACCTAAAAGGAGCGGATACGAACGAGTAGGCTGATGATCCGACAGACGCAATTGCGTTCCAGCCCGATCTCACCAGATTGATGATCGTGTTCCATGCCGAGTTCGCAATCTGCACACCAGTTGATAGAGCGCCGGATAACGTGGAGACAACTTGCGAGCCAATCGACTTGAGGCCGTTCCATATCCACCGAACGCCATCCAACATCCTCTGGAAGATGTAGCTCAGTACCTGTGCCGGAAGACCTATGACTGACAGCATTCCCTGGGCAAGCGTCCGCAATAACGCCGCGCCTGAATCCATCAGACTGGAAAGTGGACCCTCCGGGGCATCCGAGAAAGGCAGCAGCCTCCGGAGCCAGCCCAGAGCACGCTTGAGCACGTTGAACGGGTAGGTCGCAGCCGACCAGATGCCTTGCGCGATCGTGACGAGTATCCTCTTTCCGGCATCTCGAAAGCTCAACTGGCCGGACAGGAGCGCCCGAATGGTTCCGAATATACGTGACAGCGTGCTTACGATAGGCAGGTTGAGAAACGCCGAAACGATTGCGTTTGCGACAGATCGGAAGTACCCGCCGACAGCCGAGAACAGCCCGCGCAGGAATCCCCACGCCGCCGAAGCGACATCCCTGACCCAGTTGAACGGTGTCGCAAGGTACTGGAATATCGCGCCGCCGATGGACTTCAGACCATCGACTACCGACACCTGGCCGGTTGTCATCCGCCAGACCGTGTATGCCACTCGGCCTAGCATCACGAATCCCTGCACCAGCATCCGGAGCGGCAGGAAGAACTTGTAGACGTAAGGCGCAGCCGCGACGAACGCTCCGACGATGATACGTCCGAGCCAGACGACAGCTCTCACAACCATCGCCACAACGCGGATGGTGAACACAAGATTGTAGATAACGAACTTCAGGAGATACGCTCCAACTTGCGCGATGACCCCGAGCACCTTGCCGAGTGTCTGGCCGAGACTCTTGAACGTTGCCGAATCTACCGATGTCGCGGTCTTGCCGAAGATGCCGAATACCGAGAGCAGCGCCTTTCCCAGTTCCGCGAAAGCGCCCATGATCGCTCGAATCGGAGGCTCAAGGATCGCGCGGATCTTCCCGAACGCGGATGAGAACGCCTGCCACAGTCCGGTGAGGAACTGCCTCACCCGGTAGTAGACCTGGAACACAGTAGTAACGAACTTCATCAGCCCCGCAGCTTCCAGTTTCTTCGCAAGCTCGGCGGACATTTGCCCGCTACCGCCTGAGAGTGAACCGATGAGCGCCCGGATGCCCTGGAAGGCAAGGCTCACCTTATTCCACGCGCCGAGCACGAAGTCACGTATCCCGCCGAAGTTGGTCTCCCAGGCTTTCCTGAGCGCGATCACGGCAATGACCACGGCGGCGATGATTGCAACGACCGGCCAGAAGTAGGCCGACACTGCTGACCCAACTCCGGCAAGCATTGGACCAAGGGCAGCTATGCCAGCCTTGATTGCGGGCAGCATTATACCGACCGTTCCCAGCGCGGCAGTCACACTGCCGACTACGACAAGCACTACTCCGAGAGCAGCGCAGAGTGTGAGTATCGCCCGAGTGACGCCCGGGGCGGATTTGGCGACGCCCTGCAGGTAGAGAATGAACCGGGAGACCGCCTGGAAGACAGGGATCACGACCGGCAGAAGTGTCCGACCGAGTATCTCCGCAAGGTTGGCGACCTGCTGCTTCACAAGGCCGTACTGAGAACCGATATCCTGGTTCATTGCTTTGGCCATCTGTTCCGTCGTTACAGTCCCCGACCTCATCGCCTGCTCGACGCTCTTGATGTTGCCTCCGAGTTGGTCCATGCCCATCGACATCTGCAGCAGGAACCTTACAGCCTCATCAGAGCCGAACGCCTTCTTGAGCTTCACCTGGACTGCGGCTTGAGAGAGATCGGGAAACTTGCGCTTCACCTCTTCAAGGATAGGGATAATGCCTTTGAGCCTACCGCCCGCATCCACAAACGATAGCCCGAGCTCGTCACCGGCCTCCGCGACCTTCATCATGAATGCCTTGTAGAGCGTGCCCGCCTCGGAACCGGGCATTGTCGTCTGAAGCTGGCCGAGTATTGCCATCTGCTCCTGCAGAGGCACGTTGGATGCAGCGGCGATTGCGCCGATATTCTTTATGGCCTCAGCCATCTGCGGGCCAGTCGTCTTGAAGACGCCTACCGTCTGAGAGAGAGCGCCGGAGAACATCTTTGCCCACTCGACGTCGGACATGTCCTTTGCGAGCGGCTTGAATATGCCGTAAGCCGTGGTGAACGTCTCCACCATCTCCTGCGTGGTCGCTTTGGTGGCCTTAGCAGTGAGAGCAGCCATTGCCGCGAATGTGCCGACCGCCTGGTCGGACAGGCTCGCCAGCGCCGACTTCACGTCATAGGCAGCCGTGATGAACTCGGCTTTGTTCGTCCCAGCCCATTGGTTGGTGAACGACTCAGCCGCGTCTTCCATTGCGCGGAAGTCCTTGACGCCGACAGAGGCAAGTTCACCCAGCGCCTTCTGGGTCGCAGCCGTGGACGCCACCAGCGCCGTGGGCACCGCAAGGAGCGCGAGCCCCGCGCCGACCATCATCGTGCCTCTTTCGATGAGACCGAGGTTGCGCGTCATATTCTCGCTCGCCTTGGCGACCGATGAGTCGAGCGTCTCCATCGAAGACTGGATTCGTGTCGCGTTCTGGGTGAAGGCGTCCTTCAGGCTCACCATTATGCCGAGGCCCAGATCACTCATCATTTCCGCGCGCGCTCCAGTTCCTGTTTCTCATAGTCAAGCTGGTTCTCCAGCGCTTCGACGAACTGCTGCCGGGTGCGGAGTGGCAGCTTCGCCACCTCCCCGTACTCCCAGTGCAGTCCACCGTAGGCAAGGAAGAAGGCGTCCCCTAGAAGCGTACTCCGGGGAATAAAAAAGAGGGTTCGGCCTCCAGTCGGGTGCGCATTCGCATTCCGCAGGAGTCGCAGTCGAGTTCGACGGCGGTGTCGATACCCGCGTCAACGCGCAGCATCTCCTGTCGAAGCGCGCTGCGGTCTCGCATGGACATCTCCGCGAGCGCCTTCTTGGATGGCGCGCTGCCGTCGATGTCCACGATCCGGATCATCATCGCGGATGAGATCGACGGCTCCTGCATCTGCGCAAGCCGCTTCTCCTTGTGGCCGTCAAGATAGACGAACCGCACTCTGGATCCAGAAGCCGGGAGGGTGAACACAAACTCGCGCTCCTCGCCGTAAGGAGTGACTGGCAGGTCGTCGAGATTCACCGTCGCTCGGTTCTTTGCCCTGCAGGCTGTGTTCGGACAGGTCAGTTCAAGCTCGACCTCGTTACCCAGGGATATCTGGCGGAGCTTCACCAGAGTGAAGAGTCTGTCACCGGATAGCATATCGAGAACGTCTTTGCTCGCCACATCATCCTTATCGCCGACCCGCAGGACGCAGTTGGCGAGCACCTGATTTACGGCGTCACCGGTTCTAATGAGCCGTTGGTTGGTGAGCAGTTCTTCCTCTGCTCCGGTCATCTCACGAAGCTCTATCTCGTCGCCGCTTGGCAGTTGGAACGTGTACATTTCGCCTCCTCCTTACTCCCACCACTGATAGCAGATCGTGATCTTCTCGATGGTGTTGTCCGAGCTTCCGCCCTCAAGCTCGTCGTATTCCAGGGCCTTCACCCACGCACCGTGAAGAGTCCAACGCCGGGTTTCGCTTCCCGCCCGGTCGTAGCGCACGATGTCGATGTCGCGCATATACTCTTCCGGCAGCGCACCGACTCCGGCGTTAACATCGGCTTGGATGCGGACCCAGTCACGAGCGGACTCGTCGGAGCCGTCCGCAAGGACACCTTTTTCGAGAGTGATATCTTCGAACTTCATGCGGCCGGCTACCTTCTGGTCGAACATAGAACCGGCCGGTGCGAAGGCAACCTCCTCGAACTCGGTCTTTGGCTCCTGGCCTTTCTTGAAGAGCGCCACGTCGAAGCCATTTATCTCAATGGCGAACTGCCAGTTCTGATAAAGGCTCTGGGGCATCGTAACTTCCATCGTATGAACCTCCTACATGATCTCTCTGAAGCTCGCGCCGATCGCAGTCAGAATGAAGTTGAGTTCAACGAACTCGGCGGTCTTCGTGGGCTTCACGAACACCCGGCAGACCATCTCATTCCGGTCGATCACGGCCGGAGGGTTCGACTCTTCGTCGCACTGGACACGGAAGTCGTAGAAACCGCCCTTGCTCTTGATGTTCTGAAGGAACGGCGTGATGAGCCGCACCAGCGCCCGCCAGGTCTGAGAGTTGTTCGGCTCAAAGACCACGAACCTCGATGACTGCGAGATCGCCTCCTCGATGTACATCATCAGCCTGCGGACATTGATGCGGTCGGTCGCGGACGGCTGGCTTTGCAGTGTCCTCTGTCCCCAGATATTGATGCCCGTGTCGGGGAACGAAGCGATTACGTTGATTCCCTCCGGGTAAAGCACGTCCCGCTCGCCCCGGCTGGTCTTGTAGGCCAACGATAGGGCATTGAACACCCGACCCCGGTCGATGCCAGCGGGCGCATACCAAACCTCGGCCTTATCATCGCTTCTGGCGATGCAACCCGCCACCGCGCCTGTCGGAGGGACGAGCTTCTTCTTACTCGTCAGAGGGTCGGATATCTCGATCCACGGATAGTAGAGCGCGGCATACGAGGAGTTGAACGCGGCGTGCGAATACGCGCCTCGGCCCTTGCGGAAGTCAACAGCCTGAAGCGGGTTGAGGTAGAGCGGAGCGTCAGCGATGAAGAGGATATCCTTGCGGTTCTCAGCGTAGGTGATGCCTGCCTGGATTACCGCGACGGTCGTCACGCCCGGCACGAGCAGTATGTTGAGGTCCTCGATGTTGTCGAAGGCGTAAAGGCCGGTATGGATTCCCGGATCGCCAATGTAGCTGGAGTCACTTATGTAGTCTATGCCATCCTCGCCGTAGCTCAGAGAGAACACGCCCGCAAGCGGACGTCTGAGAGCTGGGGTGGTCGGTGTCTCGAAATCATAGACAGTGACGTACTCCGACCGTTCGTTTATGGCGGTCCCGACGTAGGACGGGTGGGCGGGGTCCATTGAAAGGTCTCTGAAGGACTCCACGACATCGCCCTTGTAGCGCACCGTAAGGTTGAAGAGGTTTGCGGAATCCACCGTGCTATCCGCGATCTCGACCGACAGCTTGTTGCCCCACGTGCCCTCGGAGAGAGCGTAGAGGTTGATGGAATTGCGCGCGTTCTGCCCGCCCGTTAGCGATGTGGCGGCGAATGGGGCAACCACGCCGTAGTCGACCTGTGTGGCCTGGATCAGCGCGGAGGCGGAGACGTGGTTATTCACCGCCGTCACTACCTGCAAGCATGTGCTTGTCGCGTTGCCGGACGCGTCGGTGGCGAGATTGACCGTGATAACCTGCCCGCTTACGCTCACCGAGAGCGGGGTGTTGTTGCCGCTCTTGACGACCGCAATCTGGATGCTGTTTCCGGCAGTTCCCGTGTTCTTTGCCCGCCACGTTATGCGGTTTGTCCCAGCCGTTCCGGTCGTGAGTGAAGCCGCGACACCCTCCCGATCCATCAATCCTGCCATTGACTTGCAGGCGAGCAGGCTGTCGGGATCGGTCGGCCAGTCGTAGCTCTCAATGCGGTTCACGTAGAGCACCTGTCCGCCGTTGTCGAAGAACGCCCGCGCCGCATATGCGAGATAGCCGTCAGGAATGTACGAGCCGAACTTGCGGACGAACTGCTCCCAACTGGTCACGAGCGTCGGCTTGTTGATAGGGCCTTTCTCCGTGATCCCGATCATCCCGCAAGCGGATGTGGAGATCTGCTTGATGTAGAAGCTGAAGTCTGTTTCCCGTGTGTAGACTCCAGGCGAAAGATATGATGGCATCGTTTACCTCCGTTTCCTGGATCGCGGCTCGTTCGTGGTTTCCTCCGACTGCTCTGTGGTCTCTGCCGCTACGCCGGAACCGCCGTCGTCGGCTGCAGGCGTGACGGCCCGAGCAGACTCGTCTGTCCCTGGCTCTTCGTTTGTCTCGGCGATGTTGTCGGTCGGGTTGTCAGGGAGTTCGGTCGTCGCAGGCTGCGCCTCGGCCTCGTCCGGCTGCTCCAACTCGGTGAGAACAACGAACCCGGCCTTTGCCGCCGTCCGCATCTCCTCTGAAACCTGAGCGTCCTCGATCTGCTTGCGCTGTCGCGAGCTGAGATGCAGTCCCTGTTCCTCTCCGGCAAGCTGGAACGTCAAAGGCTGGGAAAGTAGGTTGCGTATCTCTATCACGGTGTCTCTCCTGTTCGCTCGACTTCTATCTTCACACTGGCCGCGAGCTTGCCAGCGGTCACTCTGCCGTCGTAGACGGGGCAGTCCTCAATCCGGCATCTCCCGGAGGATTGACGCAGGTTCGAAAGGTTCACTCGCTTGAGTCCGCCCAGCGGTACAAGCTCGGTGATCGCGAGCGGTCCGTGCTCCCCGACCGTGAGTGTCGGGTGAAGCTGGTAGAACCGCGCGACCTTCTCCGTCAGGTCCAGCAGTTCGGCTTCCTTGCCCGTCGTGACTATGAGATCAAAGTCCAGATGGTAGAGCCTCGGATGCCGACACTGCTCAAAGGTCAGATCCGGCTCATTGCGTTTCGTGAGCATGGCCTGTGTTCGTCTGTCGCCGTCCTCGGAGAGCGCGGGGCCCTGTAGGACCACGCTCGGCACATCCGTCACCTCGAAAACGTCGTCGGCGCAGACCAAGACCGCGCCCGGGTGTATCTCCGACTTCACGAGCCGTATGAACGACTCGACTACCTCGCGCAGAATATCCAAACTACTGAGCCTTGATCGAATACTCGAGCGTCGCCGACTCACCCTCAAGGAGAGTACGCCCTATCTGGAATGTGAGTTGTCCTGCATCGAGCGTCGGCGTCGCGGGCTGGCCGTCTATCTTCGCGCTGCCAGCCACAAAAGCAAAAAGAGCGGGTATGATAACCTTGTACCGGTTGACCCTGACCGGCTGGATGACGGTTATCGTGGCGCTTGCCGTTGTCGTCCTAGCCGTACCGTATTCATCTTCCCACTCGGCTTCAGCCGTGATCGTGATCGGCGCGCGCGGCGTAAGCACGTTCTTCAGGCTCACCGCCATCGCGACCGGCTGGCCGCGCTTGGCCGTGGCCGACGCCGGAGTGGCCGTCACTTCCAGGGCGTCCGCAAACACCGGACCCCCAGCAACGAACAGAAGCATCGCTATCAGGATCGCAGATGTGACAGATCTCATTGGTCTTCCCTTTCCATCATCTGATGACCAAACTCAGAGCTTGCCGGTAGTTCTCTATGACCTCGTCGCGGTATTTGAGCATCGTGGGATGCAGGAATGGCCTGGGCGGAATCACTATCACCGCGCCTGACGGATGGTTGATGGTCGCGCCGTACTCCATAATCGCCCCGATGTTTGCGACGCTCTCGCCGTCTTTGGAGATGCTGGTTCGCAGCAACCCGACGAATGCGCCGTCCGACATTATCTTCTCAGTGATCGAGTTCACCAGGAACCCCGTGTCGATCAGGGCCTTCGAGGAACCCTTCCGTTCTATGGTCACCTGTGCAAGCGGAGCGAACTGCTTACCGCCAGGTGCCTGACTTCGAATCCCTCGCTTTATCTCCCGCACCAGAAGTAGCGCATTCCTGATCGTCGCCTTTCGGACCGCAAAAGCCAGACGTTGGTTGAAGCCGTTTGTGAGCAGTCGCTTGGCCTTGTCCCAGTCACCGAATCGGCTAACCTCCATGCAAGATCACCAGTTCCAGAACCTTGTGAGTCAGGACCCCGAAGAGCGACTGCGGTGCAACGGTCTGCACCCGGAAGTCTCGACCCTGGATGTGAACACGGTCCTCCACGCGAACATCAAGCTCAGGCAGAACACTTGCGAGCGCATCCGCCTGCCTCGCCAGGTCTTTGGGCGGAGTCTCGGACAGCTCCAGTGCGAATGAGCAGACTTCCGTGAACTCGCCCTCGTCAGAGCCGTAAAGGTTCTCTCCGGTCTGCTTTCGCAGAAGCGTTGCCGTCTGGCCAGAGGAAGTGATGAGTTCCCTGACATCGGCGGCCGCGGCCGCTTTCTCCACGTCAGACAGCAGTCTCAAGGTCCAACCCCTGTTCGTAGATCACCGGTGAGATCGACCTGGGAGTGATGATATAACCATCATCCTGCGCCGTCTCCGGCCTGATCTCGTGCAGCCGCTGTCTGTAGCTTGCTGACAGGTCGGCCTCCAGTTTCGCCCAATGCTCCGGCTGGCTGGTCTTGTCCACCCGCTTGTCGCCGGATGAAAACGAGAAAGCATTGGCCGTCGCCGCCCGCATGAACCGGCAAGCCTCGACCCGCGCCCAGAGCAGCAGCATCTCCAACGTCTCGCCTTCTGGTTCAGGACTTATCTCGCTGCCGACTATGGATAGCTGCACACCAAGGTCCCTGCCTACCGGAAACGTCGCTTTGAGGACGCAGCGGATTAGTACCTCATCCGTGAACCTCTCTGCGTTCGGGTCAGCAAGGTCGGTCCGCAGAAGTGATATCAGATCACTTACCGGCACGCTTTGCTCCGCTCACGGCCTCGGTCGGCGCTCCGGCTTCTTTGCGTTCCTCGGTTGCGGCAGCGCCACTCTCCGCTTCTGCGCCCTGGCTAGGCAGAGCAGGCTGATCGTCCTGAGTCGGCTCTTCCTTCTTCTCCTCGGACTTCGGCGCGCTCTTTGGCTTGGATTTACCTTCACCGTCACCGTCGACCCGCGCGAGAAGACCGGCATCGAGAGCGGAGTTCATCTGCGCTGTCAGCTTGTCAACTGACACTGTCTCGCCTGGGGCGAGCTTGAGTCCGGCGTCGGCGATGATGACAATGCCCGCCCGGACGTTCTTAACCTTGGTCACGTCGGCCCTCCTTACGGCAGTATTTTGATCTTGGCGAGAATCTCGGGTCGAGTAACGCCCTGTCCGAGTTCCGTCCAGACGAGCCACCCCGTCTTGAACCGAGTTTTCTGCTCGATTGCCTCGGTCTTCAGAGACTCGCGAATCGGCATCTTGCCGATCTCGTCGTCAGGGACCAGCAGAATCTCGGTCATGCTGGCGGAAGCCGTAAGCAGGATGCCGCCGGTGCCGTAGTTCTTGATGACGCCTTTGGTCCGCAATTCGGCGCGCGTCTCGGGATCGAGGTCCCAGTCGCGCATATCGTTGAACCGCCGACCGCGCATCACGATGTACTTGACCGAGAGTTCCAAGTCCTCGATGATGGAGATCGCCTCGTTCAGAGCATCGTCGGTAAGCTTTCCGCCTGTGACCTCGATTGTGTTCGCGGCCGGCACCGCCGCCGAGAGGACGGTGAGTGTTCTCTTGTCGATCTCCTTGCGGATCTCGTCGGCAGCCGAGGTCTGAATGTCCATCAGCGTCCCGATGTTGCCGTTCTTCAGGACTGACACGTCCACCATCGGCGTTGAGTGAATCCTGTTGGTCGGAAACTCGACCTCGTCCTGGCCAAGCTCCTGCTCGCGTGCCTCACCCTCTGTGCTGATCCAGTAAGCCTTGACCTTCGGCTTCTTCTGGTAGATAGGCCGCTCGCCTTTGGGCAGCGTGTGCTGGGTGAGGAGGAGCGAGGTTATCTCCTTGCGCTTTATCTCCTGCTCGATTGGATCGGCTATTGCCGCCGCGAGCGCGCGCATGCCTTCGGGAGACTCAAGAGCCTCGGTCATGAGCCGAGCCATAGTCTCCATGTATTCCTGGCTGTGAATGTTTAGCTGGGTTGCTTCCAATTGTCCCTCCCGTCCTAGATGAGCAGGCGGAACTTGAGCGTCCCGCTTGATACCGAAATGGCCCTGGCGACCACCTCGTCGCCCTCCTCGACACCGGCCGTGAGCTTGCCGTTCGCGGAGACCTTGAGGTCATCGTTGGCGTTGACCGTGCCCTCGTAGACGTCGGTCTCGTAGACGCCGCCCATGCAGAAGATGCCGGGCATCTCGCCCGCCTTGTAGTCTTTGATGAGCACACCGAAGCTCTTGGCTGTCGGGTCGGTGTTCACGGCAAAGAGATCGTTACCGACGAGCTTCACGATCTGGCCGAGCTTGCCTTCGCCCTGCATATATCCATCGCCGTAAGCGAGTCCTCGATGATTGGGATTAAGAAATGCCACGTTGCGCCTCCTTAGTTGCTCTTGCCCGCACCGGCGAGACCTACTCGCTCCCGGTAGGCAGTCATGAATCCGTCGCGAAGCTTGTCCTCGAGGGAGAGCTTCTTGTCGTCGACATCGGCGGGCCGCACGTCCGCATTCGAACGCATCTGCCGATCCGCCGAAGCGGATGCGGACTTCGCCTCGTCGACTCCAGTCTTGTCTGCGTCCAGCTTCCCGGCGTTCGGGCACTCGGATTTGGCCTGAATCGCCCTGTCGTAAGCAGCTTCGGTCGCCGCAAACGCGTCATCCGAGAGCCCAGCGAGCCGCGCCAGTTCCTGCTCCTTGTCCTCGTCGGAGGCAAAGGACATCCCCGACTTCTCCAGCTTTCGCACCAGCTTCTGCGCGCGCGCCTTGTTCGCGGCTGCCTTGCTCTCCGCTTCAAGCTCGTCCACGCGCTTCTGAAGCTCAAGCACCTGGTTTTTCAGGTCCTTGTTCTCTGCCTCAAGCTCCTTTATTCGAGCCTTGTCGTCGACCGGGGGAGCGTCCCCGCCACCGGGGGACTCTTTCTTCTTCGCAGCTTCCTCGCGCTGCTCGTCGGTCTCGTGTTCGTTCTTCACATCTTCCAATGAGTTGCCTCCTGAGGTTGTATCTTCTGCCTGGTCCGTGTTGTCCGAGGCGACCTGAGTTATCCGCGCATTGTCATCGGCTCCCTTGCGATCCAGAAGGCCAAGGCCGGTGAACGTGACGCCATGCAGTATCTCGAACACCGGTTTGCCCTGATACTCAGCGCCCTTGAACTTCCTGAGATGCAGGCAATAATCGTTCTTGTTGGTGACGATCTTCCCGCAGATCGAGCACTCTCCTGTCTCGTAATCGCATTCCATCGAGACCTGGGAGATGATGCCTCTTTTCATGAGCTTGTAGGCGAGCGCGGCGGCTGGGGCTTCCGCCGCATAAAGCTCGCCTACGCACTCGACGCGCCCGCCGGTCTCGTCTTCCACGAAGTCGGCTGCCACTATGCCGCCCACGATATCCGTGAGTTCCTGGGAGTGCTTGAGGTCGATCTTCTTGTTAATGGCCGTGGTGTAGCGCGTCGCCAGCTCGTCCGGGGTGAAATGGTCGCCGTTCTTGTTCGTGCCCGCGCGACACATGATGAAGCTGAATTGCGGATCTCCGGCGCTGGGGTTGGGGTCAATCGCCTCGGACGAAAGCCCGTCCTTGTTGTTCAGACTCACTTCCACTGGAATAGCTGTGTGGCAGTTGGAGACACCGGCCGAAGCGATTGACCTGGGAGCCTGCCGCGAATTCGATGCTACAAACAGAAGCTCACGCGCGTTCTTGCCCTCACCTCCCTTGCCGAGCACGATGCCATACTCGACGTCCATCCCCTTGACCCTGACCTGACCGAACCGTTCGGCGAAGATATCGCGGATTTCTTTCTCTGTCGGGAAAGCGTGGTCCCGGTAGGACATGATCACCGTCTTGTACTTGCCCCGGGCCTCCGAAGCAAGGTTTTCGATAAGAGCGCGGATGCTGTCGCGGTCGAAGTGAGTCCGCGACTTGTAGCTGCGCCGGTTGTCGTCGAGAAGCTCCTTGTCCGCCCAGCGGTTCATCAAGCCCTCGACGAAGTGCAGCGAGTACTCGTAGTCGTTGTTGGAGAACTCGGTGATATAGGGCGGGTCAAGGTAGAGCACGTCCGCGCCGTATTTCCGCACCGCCTCTACCGCGTCGCCGTGGAAAGCCTTGCATTCCTGGCCGCTGTCGAAGACGAGTCGGTTGAGCTGGTTGGCGTAACGCCTGAAGCTCTCCACCATGCTGGAGATAGGGATGCTAGTGAGCTGGCTTTCCTTGAACCCACCAGCATCCGCTTCCATCTCCGCGTCGGCCTCCGTAACGAGTGAGAGGTCACTCTCTCGCTCACTGCCGAGTTCGCCTTTGAGGTTGATCTTCGAGCGATGGAACTGACCGTAGAGGCTCTTTGCCTTGACCGTGTTTCCGAGCGCCGCGAGCGCCAGGTCCTTCTTGTAGCCGGATAGCTTCTGGATGTTCGCCCACACCTGATCGAGCCAGGAGAGCACCCGCTTGGTGTAGTAGTAGCCGCTGAAGTTGTCGACGATGAACGTACCCGCGTTGGGGTTGGGTGCGAGGATTCTTTCGATGTCCTCGTCCGAGAGCGTCTCGCGAGAGTTTTCAACCACGGCTCGGGCGATGTGGTATGGGAAGAGCAAGAGGTCATTCGCGATGACCTTCATGCCCTTGCGCTTCAGGTGATATGCGACGTTCGCGCCACCGGAGAACGCGTCAACCACGGTCTTCGCGTCCTTGGGAATCTGCCGCTCGATCCAGCCGAGCATCACGTACTTGTTGCCCATGTAGCCCGTGACCTTGACCGGGTCCAGCCCGGCCTGGCAGGAGAGCAGGTCGATCTCGTCCGAAAGCGGCGCGTCAGCCAGTGCCCGCATGTTCTCTTCGATTCGAATCTCGGCGCTGGATGTCTGCGGCTCGTGCTGCTTTATCCACTCCTTGGCTTTCTCGGTTGTCCAGCCTCCGGGGTTGCTGTCCGTCCTTTTGGCGAAGCGATACGCCTGCAAAACCATCGCCTCGGGGTCGTGTCCCTGTGGAACGTGCTCCTTCTTCAGCTTGCCGATGATGATGACGACGCCGTCCACGCCGTCGAGGGCTTTCCGCCTGAAGCTGTCGGGTTCGAAGTCCTCGGGGTCACGGACTCGGTAGCGGATTTCGTTCTCCGTCTCGTCCCACACAGCCTCGGACTCCATTGCCTGCTGAGAACAGGCAGGGCAGAGGCTTGCCGCCTTGCTCATCTCCTTTGCGCGCGAGCAAACGAAGAGGTGCTCCATCGCCTGAGAGTTCTCGGTATGCCGAGAGGAGATATGATACTGGTGTTGCTGGGACTGCATCCGGCTTGACATGCCGCTTGCGGAGATGATCTCCTTCATCTCGGATTCGTTCGGGTAGGCGTGGTCGCGGTATGAGATGAGCCAGTTCGGGATGTGCTTCGCATTCGTAAGAAACGTCGAGAAGAACTCCTTGGCGTTCGCCTTGGTTACCGTCTTGTGGTCGGTCTCGTAGTGGTGAGTCTTGGAATCCTCGACGAGCGTGAGGCCGTCCCAGTAGGTCATCAGGCCTTCCACGAAGTGGTAGCTCTTCTCGTAGTTAGTGGTGGAGAACTCGGTCGCGTAGGGCGGGTCGAAGTAGGCAAGATCTACCTTTGCGTCAGCCAGGGCCTCGTTCACATCCTTGCACGACGCCTTGCATTCCTTGCCGTTATCGAAAACCAGAGCATTAATGCGGGCGACGTTGTCCGCGAAGCGTTCTTTGAACTCCTCCGGCGTGTCCTGCCGCTTACCGTAGTCGGTAGAGGAGGAGAAATGACCGAAACCGCCCTTGCCGGACATACACGTCTTGCCGAGAGCGAAGAGCGCGATGTCCTTCTTGTAACCTTCCAGCTTGTCGGCGTTCGCCCGGATCTGGTCTATGACCTTGTGGACGCCGTCGGCGAAGAATAGCCCTTTGAAGTGGTCTCGGACGAATGTCCCAGCCTTTGGATTATCCGCAAGCAGCGAGTCGAGTTCTTCCTGACTGATGCGCACGCTGTCGTTCTCGACGATAGCCCGCGCGGCGTGGTAGCAGTAGTTCAGCCGGTCATTGGCCAGAACCCGCAACCCCTTGGTCTTGTACATGTAGGCCACGACCGCCGAACCGGAGAACGCGTCTAGGACGGACTCCACGCCTTCAGGCGTGTGTTTCCATATCCAGTCGACCAGCTTCTGCTTCGAGCCGATGTAGTTGGTTATGTATTTCGGCCGCTTGTCTTCCGGCAGTTCCTCGGTGACGAGCTCCGCCGCCTGGGCGAGAAGCCGCTCCAGGTGGCGCGAGGCGTCCGTCTCCAGAAGAAAGGCCAGCCAATCAATGTCCGTGGCGAAAAGCTGCATCAATCACTCCGACACGCGCGGCTCCCCCTTGGCGGGGGAACCTCTCCAGTTGATATTTACTGGCGGAATTCGCGACGTGCCGGGATTCTTTTCGGGGGGCAGGAGAGCAACCTAGAAGAGGTCTGGCAGACTGGCTTCCACTTGCATTCTTAGGCGGAATGGATAGAAATACCCACACATGTAAACAAGTGTGGGTGATACTATCATGCGAACAGTGAGTCGGCAGGAGGTGGCGCGAGTGCGGGAAAAGTGCGGGATAAATGCGGGATAAGTGCGCGATTAATGCGCGATTAATGCGCGATTGCCCTGCAGATTTTCCTTGCGCACTCCTCTACTGTACCGAACTCCTCGGTTTCCACGATCTCGCCACGCATCCCACGATACGGTGACAAGGTGGCCTGGTGGTATTCCAGGAAGTCGTCGGGCAGACTCTTGATGTCGTTTTCCACCAGCCGGTTGATGATCCAATCGGCCTCGTCTTGGAATTCATCGTTACCCGGCAGATACTCCATCACGACGTCCAGCCCAGGGCCGGGCCCTTGCACCCAGACGCCGATGGCTTCATAGCGCGGGTTCGTGTCCCTGTCGCGCAGCGCGTATTCGATCATGTATCTGAGCTTCATTCCCAGGACTCCGCTATCTTTACGTGCTCCTCAAGAAGCTGAGCGTCAATGATCCCGAACTCGGCGGCGTTCTGGGCCTTGTAGCTCCGCCACTTTCGCCAGTCGAGCACATACTCGTGTTCGGTCGCGTCCATGATCAGTTCGATATGATAGCGGCGGTCGAGGTCGTCGGTGAGGTCAAGCTCGTAAGTGTCCTCCCGGCCCCAATCCACAACCTTGATGGTGTGCGTGTACTGGTAGCCGTTGTCGTAGCCGACTGATTTCCACATGACCCAGAAGTCGGTCTTGGTAACGTTGCCGGACACGTCGAAATGCGGAGCGACCCGAGTAACGTTGTAACTGTCGACAAGCCCAAGCGGTAGCGGTTCACCGCGATCTTCTCGCAGCACAATGAACGACCCATCGCGATTGAACTCGCCGAACAGAGCCTGCAGTCTCGCCTTTTCCTGTGCTATGAACCCTTGCATATTCACCTCACCAGAACGATGTCTTCGACCTTGCGACCGTCGGTCAGCTTGGATATGCCGTGCTTCTTGAACACCGCAAGCACACTGGTCCGCTCTGACTCGCTTCCCACTACTATCGCTTCCAAGTTGTCGAGCAGCGTTATCGAGTGCTTCAGAATCGTCTCGTTGCTCGTGTTCCGAGCGTAGGCTTTCCAGGTCTTGGGATCGCTTCCCCGGTGCGTCGGCACGTAGTCCTCGGTAACCTTGCCGTAGGCGTCATGGCTGTAGCTGATGGCGTCCATGCGCCTCAGAAGCCTCTTTTTGAAGTAGATCCCATTCTCGGCCGAAGCGCCGGAGAGCGGAGACTTCTTGATGCGTGTGAACACGTAGCTCGCGCCGCCGGTTTTCATGTCCGACTCCGGGGACATTCCGCGCGGCTGGACTCCGGCTCTCAGCTTCTCGACCGTGCTTATCATTGTGCCGTTGTTCCCCAGAGCAGCATCAAGAAAGCCGCTCATGCTGGAGCTGTTCGTCAGGCTGTGGTGAAGGCTGTAGCCCCTCATTTCCTTCTCAAGGTCTGTATCCGAAATGTCGAACCGATACTGATACCGATAACCGCCGCCTATCGTCTTGTCCTTGAACCCGATCTGATACTCCCCGACCGGATCGTAGCCCGGCATCTTCGTGATATCCGACACGCCGAGCCGCTTCTCCCAGAATCCGCGCAGAGCTTGGATACGCTCAGTCTTGGAGGCGTTTCGCTGATCGAGCGAGGAGATGATCTGCGTGTACTCCGGGGACTTGTCGACTCGCGTGATATACGCCTGCTTGTGCAGATACAGGATTTCCGCGTCTTCGGGAGTAGCGATGTTCGTCTTCAAGCCGATCTTCTCCATCTTCTCCAGCGCCGCATCCAGACTCTTGGCATTCGGTCGATCCGGCACTATCATCTCGAACTCGCCGGAATGCGCATACAGGTTCTTCGACGACCACGGCCGATAGACCGCGCGCACGCCGTCGCCGAAGTCAATCTCGTACTGCTCGCCGTCGGGCATGTGGCGTCCGCCGAACAGACTGCCGATATCCGCAGCCTCGCTCTCGACGGACAGGTCACCTTTGCTGACGGTTCGCTTCTCAACGAGCACCTTCGTTCTGCGACAGGTGAAGTCGGAGTCCGTCTTCTTAGGCTTGGTAGCGACCTTCTTGAGGTACATATCGAAGTGTTCGGGAATCGGCTTCCGGTCGCGGACCGCCTGCTGCACCTTCTCCACCCAGCCTTTATATATCTCGGCCATCTCACGGATGTCGGGATCATCAGACCTGGCGAGTTTCTCAAGCGCCTTGATGTGCCCCGCTGCCTTGTCTATCTTCGCCTTGTTGTAGCTGCCGTCGCCAGTGTGGTGGTTCACGGTCTTTACTGCGTCGAGTATGTCCTCGGCGAAGTCGTCTTCAGGCAAACGTTCACCGATCTTCGTGACCTGCTTCGTTGCCTTGCGGAGCTTGGGCAAGACCTTTGATTCCGCCTCCGGTCTGACCTTGAGCTTGATCACGGTGCGCTCCTGACCCTTGGCCATCTCGGTGAAGATGAGCGCGTTCTGGTCCTCAATATCGTCCTCGTCAATCGGGAGCGCCTTGCCCTGCCAGCCTAGTCGCCGAACATCCTCCAGTAGTTCCTCTTCGGCCTTACCAATGCGGCCTTTGACTGGCGTTTCGATAGGGTCCTCGAAAGCGAAATTCTTCTTGCCGAGCACGTCGGCATAGAATCCCTCAAAGTCACGCCGGAGGTTGTGTTTTCGAGCGAGGGCGAGTTCGTAGAACGCACGCTTTCCGGCCTCGTCGCCGCCGAACCTGCCCTCCACATAAGGCCGCAGCAGGCCGAGGTAATCGTCGTCGGATATCTTCTCGACCTCTCGGACATACCGCAGCGTGACCGATGGATCGGCTTTCACCTTGCCCTGCTTCACTGCCCGGAAGACTGTGTTGTAGAGCGGTTCCTGTTCGCCGCAGACTCCATTTGGATGATAGTCGATGGAGAGCGTATCCGATCCCAGGAACTTGAATAGCTGGCCCTTGTCGATGCCGTATATGTGGGTGTTCTTCGCCCGCAGGAACTGCTTGGGGTGTCCGTCATGGTTTGCGATCAGCCAGTCGAGTACGTGCTCACGCTGTATCTGCGCAACCTCGTCCGCGAACAACTCGGTGACTTCGATCTCTGAGAAATCGTACCTAACGGAGAGATCAGTGCGCCACTTCTGTATCGAGCCGGTTCGCCCGTTGAGACGAATAGTCCGCACCTCGATGGCATCCGGATCGATAAGCCTGCCGATCTTGTAAGCCGACTCCTCTCCGAATGCGACGAAATCGCCCGTGCGCTTGCCCGTCGGTTTGAACAGCCACTTATTGCCGTTCTCGTCGATCCAGAACTCCTTTGCGTGCGCGCCGCCGACGTTGGCCTTGCCATCATACTTGAACTTCTCAGGCTTGCCTTTCTCCGCCCAGGCGGAATCCACGTCCTCGAACTCTGAGCCTTTCCTCGTGAATGTGTTCGAGGTCGCGACCGTGACAGACTGTGAGGGTGACTGTGGCTCTGGGGTGACCACAGGCTTCGGCTGTGCCGTCTTGCCCGACTTGCTGAGGTGCTTCTCCGCCCACTTGGCGTGCTTTGCCTCGATGCTCGCCTGGGCCGCCGATGTCTTCGCCGCGTCCGTCTCGGTGAAGAGAGTAACCAGTTCATCTTTCGAAGCCCACTGCCAGTGCGGGATCTTGGATAGCTTCGCCAGATCCTTGAGCTCGCCAGATTTCATCGCCGTGATCTGCTGCTGGAAGGCGAGCTTCTTGACGGCGACTTCCTTTGCGTGCTGCTCCATAACTGCGGCAGGCAGTCCGGACTCCTTCGCCAATTCGCTTTCGGCGACTTTCACCGAGTCGAGGAACGATGAATACTGAGCAGGGGACGACGGCATGACAATCTGAGCCGCAGCGTCCTTCAGCGTCTGCTCGGCTTTCTTCAGAGCCTCAGCCTTTGCCGCATCAAGAGCCTGCTGCTTGGCCTGTTCAGCCATCTGCAGCCCGGCGGCCTTCTCAAGGGCCTTAGCGAGTTGCTCCTTGTTCTTCAATGGGGGTATGCCGTGTTTGGCTTTCGCGGCGATGAGCGCCTTTCCAGCAAGGCCGGAATGGTCCACGCCGGGTTCCAGCCCGTCAAGCATCTCGATGACTTCGCTCTTCGTGAGGTTCAGCGATATGCCGTGCTGCTTGGCCATGTCTTTGAGCTGGACCATAGTCAGGCTTGAAAGGTCGGTCTGAGGGGCGACGTTCTTTGCCGCTTCCTCCAAGGCTTTCGCCTGCTTGATTAGCGCCTGCTTCTCGGCAAGCAGAGCAACCAGGTCATCTTTGCTGCGCAGTGCCGCGATGTTGTGCTGCTTGACCTTCGCCTGAAGAGCCGTACCGGAAAGGTCGCCGTGATGGACTCCCGGTTCGACCTGATCTGGGAGCTTGATGAAATCGCTCTTCGTTCGGGCGACGGAAATGCCGTTCTGCTTTGCGAGCGTCCGGAGTTGCTTTACGTTGAGAGTGCCGAGGTCGGCGACCTCCCCTGAGTCGAACGCAGCTTTGAGCTTCTTCTCTTCCTCTGCTTGTTGCTTGGCCTGATCGTGGATTGCCTGCGGAGGCAGTATGCACGCGCTCTGACCGGGTGCTGCCGTCGCGCCCAACTCCCCGCCGCATATCAGGAGCGGCCATGCCACAACGCTCGTGCAGCGGCAGTTGGGATGAGCGGGTTGGTTCGGAAAGTGGTCGGTGTCGAATACCTTGCCGTCGAGCCCACCGCAGACTGGGCACGTCCGCTCGTCCTCCATCGTTATCCATTCGAGCTTCTGCACGCCGACCTGCTGGTGAAACTTGATGCGGCCCTGGTTGTGAGCGCGCAGAACCTCCGTGCGGGCGATCATCTCCATCCGGTACTGCGCCTTGGTGAACACCTTTGACCCGGCGTGCCGAAACGACTCCTTGTCCTCGATCACCGAGCCGAGGTCGCGGGCTATATCATCCGCGCCTTTGCCCGCGGCCACGCCCGACAGAATGGTGCGCTTGATGCCATCCGCGAGTTCGCGATGGATGTCACCCGCAAGCACGAGGTTGTAGTTGGTCATGAAGTCGAGCGCGTCGGTGTCGATAAGCGTGAAGACGGAGGTAGTCAGCTTGTCGATGCCCTCAGGCGTGAGATCCTTATAGAACGGCATCTGAGCCGCCGCGAACTCCTCAATGCCCCGGTACACGCCGGATCGGAACGACGCACGCGAGCCTTGGCGGAACATCAGGGTCTGCTCTCTTCTGAGCGCCTTCATTACGTCCGCGATCTCAGCGTCCAGCTTCTCCAGGCCCTTCAGCGCGGCGAGCTTGTTGTCCGGCAGAGAGCCAAGGCTTCGGTAGTTAGCAAGGGCGGTACGCACCTGCTTCTCAGCCGACTTCAGCGACTGCGTAAGCTGGTAGACCACCTGCTCCGTGTAGAGGTCACGAGCCATGAGGCCCTTGTCCGTCGCCTTGCGTATCGCTTGAGCCTGGTCGGTCAGGTCCGCAACGGCGCACATCATCGGAGAGGATGAACTCACTTGTTCTCGACCTTCCTCGGCTGGATGAACCGGCATGCCGGAGAGTCGAAGGTGACTTCCGCCTGGGTGACGCCACAGCGATTGTGTTCAGCGTCGAAGTAACCACAGGAGTCACAGACTTCCCTATCGTGCTCGCCCCTCGCAAACAGCCCAGCCCAGGCCGCTTCAGACCTGGAACCTGCTGGATTCTTTGCTGGGTCGAGACCGAGCATCTCCTGTGCGGTCTCGACGCTCATGATTCCGGCTACGACCATATCGACGATAGGCTTGACCTGCTTTTCGTCGAGCAGATCGACCGACTTACCTTCACTTTGGCGGTTCGCTTCCTCGATATCCGGGTCCAGATCCATCTTGAGTTGCAGAGACGAGCGGCTTATGAGCTTGCGGTCGTATAGCTCGATGAGGAGCTTCTTGAAGTCAACGGCGTCCGTCGGGTCGAGGTCGTTGAAGAGGAACTGGATGCTCTTGCCCGCGTGCCCCGAAAGCTCAAGCCAGTCGTCGTATATCCATTCAAGGATGGTCCGCGCCGCATGCTTTATCTCTCGGATCATGATGAGCATCTTTTGCATCGACACCGACGCCGTCGCAAAGTTTGGTCCGTCACCAGCAACCAGCGAGCGCGACAGTCCCAGCGCAACAACGATGTCCTCTTTGACCTCCTTGACCTTATCCTCGACGTTCAGGACTTGGCCTTCGGTGCCGTGGGTCTCGACGGTCACGTAGAACGGGACGACAAGACCGCTTTTCAGGTCCATCTTGTTCACCATGTCGCGGACCTGCTCAAGCATCTTCTGGTCGGGCATCACCATCTTCTGGCCGAACGCGCCGCCGACCTTGAGTAGCCGGAACGGAGTGGCCCAGCGTTTTGCTATCGCCTGCTCCGCACGCCGATAGTCCCGAAGAAGCTCGATTGACTGGAACGCGGGCAGCACAAGCGAGTTGCCGCGCGGTGAGAACTCCGGCGCATCCCATTTGAGGTGCAGAGTCTGTTCAACCGGCAGTTCCAGCCCGTGGCCTGCGGTCGGGGTGTCCTCCGGGAACTGCTGGACTTCCACAAGCTGCCCCTGCGCATACTTCACCTTCACGGAGACCGGATTGACGCAGGTGACTTCCTCGATGTCCTTGCCGTCCTTCACATATCGCTTGAACCCGACCGCGTCCCCCTTCACGAGAAGTTGGAGTATCATGTCTTTCACGAACTCAGATATGCCGAGCCTATCAGCGACGTCGTTCGCCTCTTGCTTCACGGTGTCATCGTCGCTCGTGATCTTGATCTCATCTCCCACGGCGAAGGTGCGCCAGGAGTTGACGCAGTTCTTCACGAGCGGCTCCTCGACGTAATACTCCCAGGCTTTGCGGGCCCGGTCTTCCCAGCTCGTGGGGATTGCGTCGTTTGCGTTGATGCCGCCAAAAGCAGATGAGTCAAGCGCGGCGGCGGTGGCCAGCGCGGGGATCACGATTCCGTATGCAGAGTTCTCGTCAGAGAACCCTTGGGCTTCAGAGTTGATATTATCCAATCAAGACCTCCCGTCAGGTTAGCGTTTGTTCGCGCCAGGGCGCGCAACGTAGCGCGAGAGCGCACAGGCGCGATAGATGAGCCGAGTGCGGCTTATCGGCAAAACAACGGCAATTATTCCGGCCGTTATTGGCAATCCCATTCAGATAAAGACCGGGTTGGTGAGCACCGGCATGATCGAGACCGTCTCTTCGCTCACCGTATCAAGAGTCGCCTGCTCGTGAGCGAGCATCGCGCAGCGCACAGCGTCCACGATATGGTCGTTGCCCTTCGAGTAGATGATGTTGCCGTTTGAGAGCGTGTAGGTGTGCGTCGTGAACTGGTCCTCAATCTCCGAGTCGTCTGCGGGCAGTATCATCTGCCGCCTCTGTAGCGCGCCGTTGATGAGAGTGGTCATTAGTTCCTTGGTGCGCTTGCGGACCTCGCGCCCGTCACGAACCGCCAGTGTCGTCATACCGCCGAAGTCATATCCACGCAGCCGTCCCTCAAGCTGCAAAGATCGATACTTGTCGAGCGTCAGAAGCTCCTGAACGACCGCAAGGCCGTTGCCTCCGTTGTCTACCCCGATGCCGACCGGCGTGTAGTATCGCTCCAGGAGTGATATGACCTGAGCGATGTGCGGATACGAAACATGCTCCATGTGTATGCGCACGACGAGAGTGAGCACGCATCGCTCGCCCAGGTCCGTCTCTCGAAAGACAACGATCTCCGTCGGATCGTTGGTGTAGCCGAGGTCACCGCCGACCCAGAACACGCCGGTCTGGGGCACGAGGTTGAGCAGCATCTCCAGCCGGTCGTAGGATTCCGCCTCTGTCTCACACGAACTCAGGTCCTCGCCGGTGATCGCAATCCTGCGGTATTCCAAGGCCTCCTGCCTGCACAGGTTCAGATACTCCACATTGAACGCGCCGTATGAGGGCTTGCCGTGTTCGCCCGCGACCTCATGCTGCCAGCCTGCCGTGTCCCTGCCCCCGTAGAACTCCAGAAGCTCCTGCTCCCTCTCATCGTTCCAGTTCGGATTGAGCCACGACGGCCAGCGGAACACCTTGAACTGTGAGGAGCTTGTCAGCCGGTAATAGGTGGTGTCCCTGAGACCGTTCGGCGTGGAGTATATGCGGAGTCTCCCTCCTGCTTTGAGACACTGTCGAAGTGCCTTCCACGCCTTCTCGGAAAGCCATGCGCCTTCATCGACCCAGACCCGCTCGACGTGCAGCGACCGGAAGGCGTCCCCGTATGCTCCGGCAGGCCGGAAGTAGAGGACCGCGCCGTTCGTGAACTCCAGCCGGAAGTAAGGCTTGCGATATATCTTTGGCTTGCCGTACTTCGTGACGGCGATACTTCTCGTCAGCTCGGGATTGGAATCGATCTGGAACTCTATCTCCTCAATGAGCGTGTCGAGGTGTCCCTGGTGCGGAGCAGCGACGAGTCCCTGGCCACCGCGAGTGGTGAAGGCGAAGTGCAGCGCGTCAGTAGTGAGCGATATGGACTTGCCGGAGTCGCGGCCGTCAAGGTGAATGATGTTCCGGTCCTTGCACTGCAGGTCCTCCACCTGGTGCGACCAGTATGTGCGAGCAGAGCCGTCCCGGTTACACAGATATCCCTGGCCCCACAGGACAGGGTCCCTGAGCGACATTCCAAGCCTTTCTTCTTCCGACGTTAGCCGACCCAACCGTTTCTCCTCAGCATTTCCCTGCACATTCAAGGCAAGAATGACTTGACTTCACATGCAACCTGAGCGTGAATGTGAATGCAACACCCAACCACCAGGAGGTAGTGAAATGACGGAAAAGACACTTCACGAAGCTGTCCATGAGCACCTTGAGTATCTCAAGGGCCAGGGCAAGAGCGAACGCACGCTCTATACCTACTCAAAAGACCTCGAACAGGTCGAGGCGTTCTTCGGCCCCGACAAGAAGGTCTCGGCGATCCTGATCCCTCACGTCTCCGGGTTCCTCAAGTCGAACGCGCTCCTCAAGATGCACGGCGACAAGGACCGCTCCGAGATCACTGTCAAGAAGACCATCCGCGTCTTCCGAACGTTCCTAGTCTGGGCAAAGGAACAGGGCTACATAGCCAAGCTCCCACTCCCGAAAGACACACCCATGGGCCGCAGTCTCAAGGCAACACCGGAGGCGAGCAATGCCGACACCGATCCGGCTGCTGCAACCGACTGACGACCTCGAACGGACGATATACGACTTCGTGGTAAGGCTCCGGGCGCAAGGTCGCTCGGAGCATACCATCTCCGCCTATCTGCGTGACCTGCGATGCTTCGCCCGCGCGCTGCCCAGTGACGGTATGCGAAGCATCACGCCTGGGATGATCGACGCGGCGCTCACCGATCCCGTGGTCGCGCACTCCGAGGATTCCGCGCCCAAGTCCCCGGCGACAATGCATCGGCTGAAAGCCGTCGTCCGCTCGTTCTTCGCATGGACGACTGATAGTGGCCTCACCGAGACTAACCCGGCCAAGTCCGTTACCACCAAGCGACTGGCGAGAACGCCGCCGGAGTTCCTGACCGAGGCCGAGAAGCGTAGGCTCCTCAAGGAACTCCATGGCCGCGCCATCCCACTCGCGCGGAGAGACCGAGTCATCTTCGAGTTGTTCCTCGGCACCGGCATTCGGCTCGCGGAACTGGTGAACCTGGACATAGACGACGTTGACCTCGACGGCAAGCACATCAGCATTACCGGCAAGGGCAACATCCCGCAGGTCAAGTTTCTGAAGTCGTCTCTCCGCACTTTGCTGAGGAGCTATCTCCAGGAACGACGCAGACTCGACACCGGCGAATGTCGTGCCCTGTTCGTCTCCTCCAGAGGGACTCGGCTCTGCAACAGGCAGATCGCGCAGCGGCTGAAGCACTGGCTGGACGCGGCCGGCATCGCAAAGCGTGTCTCGCCTCACGGCCTCCGACACACGTTCGCGACTCACCTTTACGCCAGAACCTCTGACCTGCTTCTGGTGAAGCGTGCCCTCGGCCACAGCGACATCTCGACGACTGAAATCTACACGCACCTCTCTGACGAGGCGCTGGAGGATGCGCTCGAACGGATCTGACTCACCCTCACTGCTGGGGAAAGGAACACTCATCGGCCTTTCCCCAGCCTGCATTTCCCGCATCCATTGTTCCGAGCGGCGGATTCCGGCAGTGAGAGAGTTCCGAGAACACGTCTTATCGGAACTCAGTCTCTCACTCAGCCTGAGATCCACGCGTGGATTCGGCCAATCCACCGGAGCCACAATGGTGTTATCCGAACTCATTCCTGTGTTTTCTCCGGCTCTGCCTTGCCCCGACCGTTCTTCTCGGCCTCAGCCAGCTTCTCAAGGAGCGCGGTCGCCCACTCTGCGGGAGTGGTCTCCGGGCCTTTCGGCTCATCACCTTCGCGGGCGATCTTGGTCGCCTTGAGGTCTTTGAGATGACAGCGGATCATCCGGTCGAGTCTCTCCGCCGCATCCCAATCGCCAGCCTCCTGCGCTCGACCGAGTTTCAGGAAGTAGACCGCCACCAACTCCACCTGCATGAAGTCCGAGCTCTTGTTGAACACGAAGTCCTGGTGAAGCTGCTCGATGATCGCGTCGAAGAGCGGCTTCTCCTCAGTTGACAGAAACCTATCCGCGTAGACGCCGTGCTTCAAGGCATTCGTGTTGCCCTGAGGTGCGCCCGGTCTACGTCGGACACCGCCGTTTCTCTCCCAGCGTTCTGCTCTGGCTCTATCCTCGCTACCTACCCGATCCTCTACCAGCCCATCCTGTATCTCATCGCTCATGGCTCGTGTTCACCCTCGTCAGATTGTTAGCGCACCCCGGAGATGCGCGCGGGAGGCGTTTCGCGCCTCATCTTGTGCTTGCTGGCGTAGCGAGAAGCGTCTGCTGGCCGACCGATACCGGTCTTGCCGCTGGGGGAGTGCCTCGGAACGGGTCATCACCCGCGGGCACGACCTTACCGCCAAAGACTCGCTTGACCTCGCATGTCTGCTTCACGGCTTCAGGCGTAGAGCCGACCATCAGGCGCAACTCCTCAAGCGTGAATCTGACTTTGGCTGTCCATTTGGGCGGCACGACGGCCGAGTCGTCTCTGACGAAGACCACGACGTCCTCGACAATGGAGGACCGAATGCCAGCGTAGCCCTGAGTGTCGAGCAGGTGCTGAAGTCGGGCTGCCTGGTCGGATTGGCCTGGCTTGTAATGCGCCGCCTGGCGCCGCTGATACGCGTCCCAGGCATCGTCCCAGGTCTTGCGATATGCGGCGAAGGTCTGCTGGGATGGCGGCATGTACGCATTCACGTTGGTGGTGCGAACGGCTCGCTTGAGAACGTCCTCGCCGATATGCCGGACTGCCCAGTCGTGAATGATGTTGAATCGCTTCCGCAGGGTCTCGAATGTCTGATCATCAAGTCGTCCTGATCTGTGCGCGGCCCGGGCATTCTCCATCCGATGTCGAAGCCAGGCATAATATGGGGCATCAAGCATCCGGTAGACTGGATCACAATTGACCTCATAGCCGAACCTGGGATCGGATTCCTCGAACGAATCGAGGTCGGTCGCGACCCAAAGGAAGTGGTAGTCAGGGACGATTTCCGGTAGATCGTCTGATGTGTCCACGGCGCGACTACGAATCTCTGCCAATATGTCGTCCTTATGTGAGCGCACGATCTCGGCGATATCTGGTGCGACTAGGTGCTGTGGGTCAAGCCAGAGCATATTGTCCTTGCGAATGCTTGCTCTGATCCCACGATGGTTGAGGGCGTCCAGGTATCCCATCAGAATGCCACCCCGTTTGACCAGTCGAGACCGTCATCAGCGCCAGGAACAGCGTGCTGTGAACCTTGTGCACCTTGTGACGCTATTTCCTGGGAAGTGTGTATCGCGCGCGTGTGCGCGCATGATAGCGACTTTTCCGAATCCAGCGTCACATCATTCACAAGGTTCACGCCCTCTGGTTCTCCATCCGTCGGGTCTTCTGGTCCCTCTGAACGCAGACCAATGCCGCGCCACCCCCTGCCTGTCCGGGTCCTGATGCTCTCGCAGGTTCCTCGCTCGGAAAGCCTTAGGCCGAACCATCTCTGCGAGAGCGGCTTCTCGCCGTTGTCCTCTGCCCATTTGCTGTAGGCGGAGTAGAGGTCCCTGGCTGTCACGAAAGCCTGCGGATTGAACACGCAGCATTCCGCGAAGAAGCCGCCGAGCACGTCCATGTCCTGTTGCAGCTTGCCTGTAGCCATCTTGACGGCTTTGGCTGCGGGCATTCCGTTCTTCTGCCAGTCCAGGCAACCGCGCACAAGCCACGCGAGGATCCCCTCATACTCAGCCTTGAGCTTCTCTGGAAGAGCTTTGTCCTTGTACGGCCCAGCGGATTCCTCCGGCTCTCGGAACTGCACGCCGAACGGCACCAGCCTAATCCGTCGCCAGATGGCATGGTCCTGACCCTGGATGACAGGCACGTGGTTGCAGGCAAGCCAGAGCTTGAAGACCGGCACAAACGTGAAGAACTCCTTGTAGAGAAACCGCGCCGTTACAGCATCCTGGCCTGTCAACTCCTTTACGAGAGCTTCTGCCAGGCGTCTGCCGGCGCTCGTCTCGATGGTGCTGACAAGCCTTGCGCCCCTGAGCGCCGCGACGTCATTGGAGTTGTTCGAGTTGTTCTTCTCGATGAGCGTGTCGGTTGATGTCTTGCTCTCATAATCGCCGAGCACGTCCCTCAAAGCCCCGATGAACGTGGACTTGCCGTTCGACCCGCACCCGTGCAGGATGAAAAAGACCTGCTCGCGAGTATCGCCTGTAAGGCTGTATCCGCCAGCACACTGCACGAAGCGGATCAGTTCGTCATCGTCCTCGAAGATGTCGCTGAGGAATCTCTGCCACACCGGGCAAGCGGCATCTGGAACGTAGGCTGTCTTACTTATCTTGGAGATGAGGTCGTGTCGGCTGTGCGGGCGAAGCTCACCTGTCCTCAGGTCGATAGTGCCGTTAGAGCAGTTGAAGAGCCAGGGGTCTCCGTCCAGGTCATCCGCCAGTATCGTCACTTGTGGCTCGGTCCTGGCCTGGGAGATCATGGCTTTGATGCGTTGGTCGTTGCCTGACGCCACGGCGTGACGCTCGAACACCTTGGCGAGTTCAAGGGCACTCTCGTCTGATGACGCTTCCGCCGACTTGCGCATGGCCACTGCGACCTTGAGCAGGTCATCCACGACTGCCTTTGCCCTGCGGAATATCTCGCCGGTCTCGTCCATAGCCCAGCGCCGACCATCCCAGCAGAACCACTTCGCCGCGTTGTGGCAGAAACGAATGTCCTCGCCGTGTTTTCTCACGAGCCGCCGCGCGTTGCCGAGATCATTCAGGGGTTCCCCGTCGGGGCTATATGCGACGTCCTCACTGTTGGCTGTCCGGGAGAGTTTCCGGGGACGCTTTTCGCGCCGTCCCCCTGCGCAATCCGAATGAGTCTGGCTGACTTTGGCGTTCGCCCTTTGAACCGTCATCTGACCATAGGTCTGCGTGCCGTGGCGCTCATCCCACTTTGGTCTCATCAGTCCCGACTCCCGGAAGAGCCTGTCCATCCTCTCCGGGTCCTTATCTGTCCAATAGGCAAGCATGCAGCAGAGCGCCATGTCGGCGGAACTGCGGTCGCCGTTGTAGTCGCCGATGTCGCCGTTCCATAGCCTTCGGAACTTCTCGCCATTAGATGCGGACAGTGCCTGGCGGATGAGCATGGGATCGCTCATTCCGTTGGGCCGGGCGTTCCTCACCGTCTCTTTCGGCGGCACATCGTTGTTGGGCTCGTCACCAAAGATGCTGCGGTAGATCGCCGCGACAGCATTCCCCGCGTCCGTGACTGCCGGGGCCGCACCCGGAATGCGCTTGCCTGTAAAGACTACGAGACGGCGGTCGGCGTATATCTCGAACTTGGGATGACTCGCGGTCCTGCACCGGGACCCTGGTTTGCCCGCTCTCGCGATGATGTGGATGCCGGTGTTGGATTGGCTGAACTCGGCGTAGGAGCCAACCTGCTTCACTATCTCCGCCGCCCACGGCTCGACTTCGCCCTCTGCCACAACGTGATCGAGGTCAATGAACACGTAAGGATCAGTCTCCGAGAGCACAAATCCTATGCCATCGAACCTGTTGGCAGGCTTGGCGGCTGCCTCGATGACCTCCTCGAACGTGTGCCAAGTCGCGGGATCATTGGTCTTTGCGTTACCCCTCCCGGCTCTGTCGGTGCGGTAGGGTATCTTCGTGGGAATGCCGTTGCGCTCCTCAATGCGGTAGCAGACCCACTGGCGAAGCGTCTTCAGTTCATTCGGTATGTTGTCATAGGCTGCGCCCAAGTCACCTACCTCCCGTCGGCAGGATAAGACTCAGAAACGTCTTCCGCGCATCCACCTGCACGCGCTTGGCGCAGTTGGCGATTCCCCAGTGGTCGCCGACGATGATCGCTGTCTGAGAAGCGCGCGTGACGCCGGTGTAGAGCAGGTTCCGATGGTGCATGAACGAGTGCGACTTGTGCGCAATCACTATCGAGCAGGGGAACTCCGATCCCTGGGACTTGTGGATCGTGAGCGCGTAGGCAAGCTGGATGTCACCACGATGCGGCGACCCCGCCTCGATATGGACCATCTTGTCCTCGAACTCGATGCTGAGCGATCCGTCGATACCAACGCTGCGCACAATGCCCATCGCGCCATTCATGACACCGAGGTCGTAGTTGTTCCGGGTCTGGATGACCTTGTCGTTTACGAGCAGCTTCGGCCTGCGACCCGGCTGGGGCGGGAGCACGTCATAGTTCCAGAGCTTGCGCTGGATGAGGCGCTGAAGCTTGGTGTTCAGTTCTGCTGTACCGAGCGGACCCTTATGCGTTGGAGTCAGGAGCTGCACGTCCCGAAGGATATTGAAGCCCAGCTTCTCGGAAAGAGTGTGCTCGAACAGGTCCAGTATGAACTGCTGCACCCGCTCCGCGTCTGTGTGCTGATCCGCCACATACCATGCACCGCGCACCGAAGTGTCGCGCTGAGGAGTCTTGGGCACTTCGCCTTTGAGGATCGCTATGCTGTTCTCTTTGAGAATCCCAGCCTGCCGCACTATGTCATCAAGGATGGTGGTCGGCAAGACTCGCGACTCGATAAGGTCTCGGAGAATGTTGCCCGGGCCGACCGGCGGAAGCTGATTGTGGTCGCCAACGAGCACCACCCCCGTGCGCTCAAAATCGATTGCCTGAAATAGATGCCAGGCGAGAACCACGTCGACCATCGAGACCTCATCCACGATGAGCATGTCTGCCGAGATGGGATTCTCCGAGTCGCGGGCATAGGTCTTGCCGTTGAACCCGAGTAGCCGATGGATAGTCGACGCCTCTCGCCCTGTGGCCTCTTCCATCCGCTTTGCCGCTTTGCCGGTCGGGGCGCACAGCACGACCCGGAGGTCATGCTCGTCGCAGAGCCGGGTTATCGCGGCAACGGTGAAAGTCTTTCCCGATCCCGCGCCGCCCGAAATGAGCGATATGGAATGCCCGGCTGCGTTGATAGCGGCCTCAAGCTGCCTGGGATTGAGGCGCGGCGCGACACGCTTCACCTCGGCGTGCAGATCGGGAGGGTCACTAAAGCACGGACTGGGTTTCGTGCCACCAGAGAACACTCGCGCCAGGTCTTCCTCCATCCGCCGAATGAACGGTTTGGCCACAAGGAACCGGCAGTCTGCTGAGTAGCAGGTCAGAGCCTTCTCATCGATCAGGTCGTCCAGATGCTTTTCAATGTGCTCCCGGCTGTCGAGGCCATCCATCACAAGCAGCTCGTTCGCCCGGTCGAGCAGGTCTTCGTACTCCACCCAGCAGTCGCCCTGATCCAGGGCGTCCTCAACGCAGAACACAATCCCTGCCCGGACGCGGTTCGGATTGTCTTTCTCGATCCCGACCTGCCTTGCGATCTTGTCGATTCGTTTGAACCCGAAGCCGTCGATCTCCCCGACGATGACATAGGGATCGCGCTCGACGATGCCGACCGCGTTGTTGCCGAGCTTCTTCACCAGCTTGGTCACCTGATGATGTGTAAGCCCGTATGCGGCAAGCACCGTCATAGCCTGATTCACAGTGCTCGTCTCAAGCCAGTGATCCCGCAGTGATTCGATGACCGAGAGTGTTACTTTGGCAGTCTCCGCGATCTTCTCGGGTTCATCGACGAGGTGCCGCTCGAACTGCGAGCCGAACCGCTCGGCGATGATCCTTGCCTTCGCCGGGCCTATGCCCTTGATGTCAGGATTGTTGGCGAGGTAGTTGGCAAGCCCGCGAGCGTCCATGTGCCGGTCAAGTTCCATGCTTGCGACCTCGAACTGGAATCCGTACTTCGGATGCCGGATGAACTTGCCGTGTAGCACGAGTGGCTGGTTCTCCTGGACCACCACGTTTCCGGCAAACTGTATCCGGTCGCCGCGCTCTGTTATGAACCGTCCGGCGGAGAAGTTGGCGGAAGAGAAGAAGATCCGCTCGACCTCTCCCCGGATTCGGGTGTGTTCTGTTGTTGCTGTTGGCATAGAGCCTCTGACCTCCGATGGTAGCGCAGCAGATACTCCTCGACGAACCGGCGTGCGCATTGCCGGTCGGAGCAGAAATAGACGGGAATGCCATAGTCGACAATGATTGAGAGCGCAGCCCCGACGACCGAACTTGGATGAGCGCCGGAACGATATGCTCCACTCAGGAGATCATCCAGCCCGGCTTCCACTACCACGCAGGCGCGGTCGTATTCAGCGAGCTTCAGAAGCTCTCTTCTGAAACGGTCCCTGTCGCGGATGACCGTGTGGACGAAGTCCTCGGCCGTCTTCCGCTCGACCGCGACCACGTGCTCCAGACCGGCGAGTGAGTAGTCACCCGCCGGTAGAGCACGCCGCTCGACGAGGAACCGCCGAGGAGGAAACGAATACGGCTCCTGTTCGCGCGTATCGATCACGACCGTCACGAATTCGGTCATCTAGAACGGGGCGAGCGAGTCGTCCTCGGGAGCCAAGTCCTCAACCACAATCCGCCGGTTGAAGTAGATGTTCTCGTTCTCGCCCTTGGTGCGTTTGGTGACCTCAAGCTTCACGTCCAGCAGGTCGCCGAGTCTGGCCGGGAGGTCGGAGAGCTTCTCGACGTCCAGTCCACAGGTGTGTAGGTCCGTCTTTAGCCACTTCAGGTTCTCCTTGCTGGCCATCACGCTGTTGCGCCAGAGCAGACGCCCGGCGAACCGTGGGCCGAGAATCTTGAGCGTCCACTTCAGCATCGGATTGCCGGAGGACTGAGCGCGGGTGAGTTCGACCTTCTCGACGTTCACCTGATATTTGCCGTCGGGTATCTCCTCGAACTCCCGCTCCTCGACGGGCGCTTCGGCGAAGTCGTCGTCGAACTGAGCGAGGTCAAGATCGCTCATTCCGGTGGTGTCGTATTCCTGGGTCATCGGGTTGCCTCCTTGGGTGTCTTCTTGGTGTCGGCCGTGGCGCTGAACGCCTCGGCGAACTTGGTGTAGTCGAGATCGATGATTTCGGGGAGCCTGCCGGTGCGGTCACCAGCCTCGTAGTTCAGGCTGGGCTTGGTGCGCATGACCCGGCGAGCGGCCATCTTGCTATCGGGCCCTGTTGCCGTCTCAATGTCGCAGTAGAGGACCATGTCTACCAGGCCGAGGACGATCTTCCTGGCCTTCTCCGGCAGCGTGGGCACGGTCTTGTTGTACTTGCCGGTGCGGGTCTCTATCTCTACCTCTTGCGAGTGAGAGATGAGATACAAGCCGCAGGGCATGAACGCAAGCTTGTTCAAGACACGCTGGAACTCGTTGTTGACGAGAGCGAAGCCCTTGCCATAACCAAGATCGGACTCGTGCTCGATTTTGAACTTGCGGCAGACGTGCTCGGCGCACATACGGTATGCGTTATCGACGGTGTCGAGTATCACGGTCTTGAACTCGTGCTTGCCCTCGGCGATCTCACCGCACGCGGCAAGCAGCTCGTCCCAAGACCGGATCGGAACCTGGAACACCTCCAGGGAGTTCAACCCCGGCTCGGTCGAGAGAAACACCGCATTGTCCGCGTGAGAGCACCACGTCGATTTTCCTATCTTCGTCGCTCCGTAGACCAGAACCGTGAGGTCTGCCAGGTCTGGCTTCGGCGGTGTCTTTTGGGTCGGTAGCAGCATCAGAATGCCTCCTTATGCGCGGTTGGTATATCAGAGTCCGTCCGCAGTTCCTCGTGCGGCGGCTTTGTCTCATAGAAGTTGGCGATCACGTTCTCGCCGCCGTTTGAGCGGCACAGCGGGAAGTAGGCGCACGTTCGATGGTTGGCGAAGCAGTAGGATGTGTTCCGGTAGAATGCGTCTCGACGCCTGCAATCCAGGAACTGCTGGGTAAGCTCCCAAAGGTCGCTCTTCATTGCGTCAAACTGGTCGCGCGAGATGTAGAGCGCCTCACGATGGAACATTTCTGGCTCCGCATACTTGGCCGCAAGCCTGGCCTGGAATGCTTCGTCCGATTCAGGTAGCTTTCGCGTGGCGGACGACTTGCCGGTCTTCGACTTCGCCAAAAGCTCGGCTCGCCGGGCCTCAAACTCTGCTTCCGTCTCGCCCTTGCCCTGCTGAAGCTTGGCCTTAACGAGCACGTTGTAGATGACGCCGGCGATCTTGATGCCGAGTGTTTGCTCGATGTAGTGCGCGTACAGCGTGATCTGCAGATCGGTCCACAGCTTCTCAAGGTAGTCGGCGTCGACCTGAGAGGCTGTCTTGTGCTCCAGGATGTAGTGCTCCCGGCCACGGCGAACTATGCCGTCGACCTTGCCTGCGAGGGTGAGACTTCGAGAGCAAGCGCCGGTGGCGGGATTGATGATCCTGCC